CGACATCAGTAGCAGCATTCAGGCGGTAATACTGGTTGTTATAACGGATGTACTGGTTACGGGCACTGAACTGAAAGGGACCATCTTCGTAGTCGCCGAGGAAAACGTAACCGGATGAAAGGAGGAACTGCTGAAACTGGTTAGCTCTGTCCTGCTGCGCAGCATTGAACTGATTATTCCTTCCTGTATTCGTCAGGCGTTTCACATCAAGGCGATCTGTATAGAATTCGCCGGTACCGGTTACCTCTTCATCAAGCTTCGCGCCTGCAAATACCGCATTGCGGATATCGGTACTTGGTACCGGAACCTGCGTCGGAGTTGGGAGTGGAACTTCTGCCATTGTGCATGTCGCCCTATATAAAAGGCGCACGAATCCCTCAGGGTGAATCTGATGGTGTGCGCGAAGGTTGGTAATTACTGCTGTGTGTTACGGATAAATCGAGTCTGAATACTCAGTAAGTGAGAGAGTTTGAGTATCGTCACCGTTGGGTTTAGCGCTGTCTACGCGCCAGATCGTGGAGTTCAGTTCCGAGTCGGTAGCTATGAAATACCGGCTGGGATTTTGGACCGTGCTGCGATCATAAATGTTGAGGTCGAAAGTATCGGCTGCAGCCTGGTATGCTTTGGGCTTGCCGCTTACCGGATAGGCCCGCCAGCGCCCCCGGTAATTGCCGAGGCTGTCGGTCATCACCACCCACATATCGCCGAGAGAAAAGTCGAGACGCTCTGACGTCGAGAACACATCCCCGGATCGCCCGGTGATGTATCCGGTCTGCTGCGCGTTGTCGTACATATCAGGACACTGAACAACCGTACCGCGCACCACCTGGGTTTCTTCCAGCACTTTCACCGTCATGGTCAGGCGCGAGTAAAGGAGCTTTCTCGCTTCGAGCCACGCCCGGTCATTAGCCTGAGTGGAGTTGCGGCAGCCGTCCAGGCTGATCTGCATCGCGTTAACCGTGGCATCCTCAACCTCAGTGATACCGCCGCTGTCGATCTGCAGGTAGATGTACGCCTTCTTGTTCGTCAGTGGGTCGACGTAGTCCAGCGCCACGCCGTCGTAACCACCAGGGAGAGACATTTGCCAGGCGACTTTGTACTCGTCCCAGAACATGTTTGAGCGCGCAAAAACCGCATCTGGATTTGTCACTTTCTCATCGCGCCAGAACGTCAGCACATCGCCGATGTTATTGCCGTCAACGCGGGCCACATTGGCGATCGTAGCTATGCGCTCACCCAAGGGCTGTTTCTCATCCGAGAAGGTGTAATCGAAATACCCAAGCGCCTCATCAGGAAGCGAATCGGCAATGGCATACAGAGCGGCGACGTCAATACTGGCTATGTCCTGCTTACCTACGACAACCCACTCATGCAGGATAGCGTCAGCAAACGAACGACTTGGCCGCAGCGTGTAATCAACCGCGCCGGTTGTCCGGTCGTAGCTGATGGTATGCCGCTGTGCCAGCATGTTGTACTTCTGCTCGCGGTTTGAGTTGCTGTCGTTTGGCCCCTTAATCGTGATACGGGCGATCGTGTCTTCCGGATAAACGACGTTTTCCCGTACGTTCACCGCGTGGATCGCCATCAGCGTCACTACGTTAGCATCGTTGCTGTTGTCCAGGCGCTCGATGGTCACCGCATAGCGACCCGCCCCGGCAGCCGGGGTAAATTTATGCGTCGTACGAAAATATCTGGTCGTCACCTGAAAATCATTGTCGAAGAAATAATCGTACTGCTCTGATGTCCCTGGCACCTGATTGTTGTCATCATCAACCTTCCAGAACTTAATCCTGTATTGCGTTGTGCCGGCGGTCGCGCCGAGTTGAACCAGCACATGCACCCAGACCTGCATCGAGACGATCGGCGACACTGACGGCCCGATAACAAGTGGGGTCTGGTCGTTCAGTGTGAGCAGAGTCGCGTTGATAACCGCATTGACTGGCAGAGACGTAATCTCTCCGGAGAGCTCGCCAATATAGAACGTCGTGTACGAAAGTGTGTCTTCGCCGATGAAGCTCTCTGATGAGATGATATTCCCGGCACCAGTGACGTTTCGTGTGACGCTTGTGCCGCCGTCGTTCCATGTGGCATTGATGACGAACGTAACCGGGTGCGGTACCGCCAGCGCAGCAAAATAGGCAAAGTTGTCATCGTTCGACAGCACGACAGCCTTTAGCTGATTACTCTCGATTGCCACCGATGTTGGCGCCGTCGTGGTCGCTGTCTGGGCCGGGAAGTCCTGACTTTCGTTCAGGCCGGGGACTGTCTCGTTATCGACGTCATCGAACTGATAGCCGACTTCAATTGTGCCGATAACGTCGCCCGGGTTATAAATCGCAGAACTCGCCCCCGCCAGGCTGCCGAGATTCGATTCTGAGTAACGGATCGAGGAAATTGTGTACCGGCCGTAACCGACCTCGAACCACTCTGTAAGTTGCTTGTTATTGTCGACGAACTCGAAAAGCGCCTCCTGAATCAGGTCAGGAAATACGCGGCACTGGCCGTAAATGTTCGGACGCCCCTTATAGAGTCGCGCGCGGTTCGTCTGGCCAGTTAAGTCATTATTCGGCGATTCTCCCGTCGCAACCGATACAGAGGCACTCGGCTTGCTTGACAGGCCGAATACCTTCAGCGCACCGGAAAGGATTTTCGAGACCGGGCGCAATATTGTTGTGACTAGTTTTCCGACACCACCCTCTGGCTGATCGAATACCGCTACAACATCACCGGCACTCAGTGGCCGACTGATATCGTAGTCGTCAGGCAGAGCGCGGCCATTAAGTTTAACGACCACATCGCGGTGCAGCTGCAGAGAATCTAGGAGGCTCATCAGAGTGGTGCCGGCATCTACCGTTCCCCGCTGCAGCGGCGCGCCGGGCAGCCTTTGTAACTCATATCGAACCATGCACCATGTACTCCACTTTGCTGTAAACCTTCAGTAATGCCAGCGGGCTATCGCAGCGCACGAAACCAAATTCCCCGCGGGCATGCAGGCATTTCACCGGGCTGATCATCACACCGATATGCGCCGGCACGTCGCCGCGGTAAAAAACGGCGATGCATCCGGTGGCCGCCACCGGCACAATCCGCCAGTGGGCGTGCTCCTGTTCGTAGCAGGTGATGAAATCCGCGCCCGATTCGTAACCAGCGATGTGATGTAACTCCAGGCCAAGCACATGGCGGTAATAGAGAACCACCAGGCCCCAGCAGTCCATCTGCTCAAAACTGCAGGCGCGATTAGCCCAGGGCTTGCCGTTAACAAGCCCGATAAATTCATCTTGCGTCATACGGTGATCAGCCCTGGATAGTCTTTCGTGGTGTAGATTATGGAGTTGGCCAGCGTCAGCGGATTGGTCTTTCCGGCGGTCACGGTGACGTTACTGGCGTCGGCGGAAATGTCGTTCACGTAAAGCGTCCAGTCTTTCAGCGATGATGCGTCACCGATCGCATTCCACTGCTGATACAGGCACTTTATCGGCGTCATGCGCGCCGCCCCGCGCCAGCTTTTCAGTGTCTGCCGGACATGCTCCGTCGCGGCGACAAAAGTGATCGTCATGGATATGACCGCCGTTCCGTCCTGCGCCGGCTCGGTCACGCTGAATCGCGCTGGCTCGAACGAGTTTCCGCCAAACGTCGCCTGCCTGAACAGGTTATTGACTACCCGGTAATAACCAAAGCCCGGATGGTAAAATTCCACCGTCTGTTTGATATCGCTCGCCGGCCGGCGCTCTTTCCACTCTCGTAAAGTCGGCATTAATCAGCCCTCGGCATAACAGCAGTAACCAGGTAATCCAGCCAGTAGCCGTAGTTCTCTGGCGCCTCGACGATCCAGTCGTCGTAGTCCTCGGTGATGTCCTCGATACCGTTACAGATGACGCTGGCGGTCCAGGTGACGATATTGCCGTTTTTGCTGGTCTGTACCGGCATACTGATGAAATGCAGGGTCTGCAGCTGCACGCCCTGCGTATCGCCGAGATCAATCCGCATCTGGAACCAGTTACGGCCACGGTCGCAGTACGTCGGTGAGCGGAGCCACGATTTAAAGCGCTCGGCCTGCTGCAGCGTGAATTTCCACTGCAGAGACCAGGTCGATTTAAGGTCGGTGGTTAGCGGCGTGAAGATGACAGGCCCGACTGCCGGCTGCGTCGTCTGCCACGCCGTATCCTGCGTCATGTTCTGATCTGCGCGCTGAGGAAGCGGCAGCATATCCGGGTATGAAACTGTTGCCACGTTTCCTCCGGGCATAAAAAAGGCCGCGGCTGCGGCACTGATCGAATATCAGGATGTTGCTAAATGTGTACCACTGTTACTGTGTGTTTTTCACACAGAGAAAGGATGGGTATATGTCAGAGAAATTCAGAGTCAAACTCTCCTGCCCTGATTGCGGCAGTGAGCAATTCATATTTAGCGCCGAACCGCACACCATAGACAATGTCGAGTCCTGTGCTTCCTGCGGAAGGGCTATCAGCAAAAACGATGTCTTTCGCTACAGCAAAGAGTTCCTGGTTGATACGCTCAGAGACAGGTTGAAGGGAACCAAATTTAAGCTCAAGTAAGGAGATTAGGCTATCAAGTTGCGATTGAGCCTCGCTGGTGTCGACCGATATGGATGCCAGCAATTTTTTATCTTCCATTTATCTACTCCAATAAAAAACCCGCCGAAGCGGGTTGGTTTTAGTAATCGCCGTTTGCCTGACGGCGGAGGCCGAAGGCACCTTGCATCTCGGACGATATCGGCCCCCCGCTCTGAATGTCGGTGATTATGATATCAGTCACCATTTGGCCTCCGTTCTGGCTGCTTCTGGTATCGACATTTACTCCGCTGGCATAGTTGTAAACATTATTCACGACCTGCAACGTTCCGCCGCCAGAACCACGCAAATCCTTGTTGCTGATGACAGAACCGTTATCGCCGGGGATCATGTACTGGCTGCCATTACTGGCCTTGTAGATTTCAGGCATGCCGCCCTCGCCTACCTGATACATCGCGCCCGCAGAGACTGGGCCGCCGTTTTTGCGCTTTCCGGCGAGAGCCTTGCCAATAGCGAAGGCCGCCACCATCCCGGCAATACCAGCTATAGCTGCACCACCGAACGAGCCAATGGATGCTACCGTAGCCGCAGGGGTCCATGCTGCTGTAACCTGACCGGCAGCCTGCGTTGATGAATTTGACTGCATCTTGTCAGCTATCATCGCCATTGCTGCGTTTTTCAGATACTGAACGCCGACCTCAACCAGTGCCTGAACAACGCTATTTGCGATAGAACTTCCAAGATTCTGGAACGCTTCCGAAGCGCTTTGCGTTCCATCAATCAGTCCTGTTAACGAGCTCGCAGCCTGACTGGCGAACCCGTCCACAGCCGATGCCATCAACTCATTTGTTGTGCTTTGGTTTCGGAATATCTCCCACTGTGCGGCAATCCTCGCCTGCTCATATTGCGTATTGGCCGCGTTCCTTAGGGCCAAACCTTGTTGCTCAGTGATGGTCTTTTGCGCCTCAAACGCCTGAATCAGCGCCAACTCCTGCGCGTGCTGGTTGGCAAGCCGCTGTACGGGGTCAACTTCCCCCTGGGCCTGCTGCTGAGGTGTCACAACCTGCCCGGCTCGAATTTTCGCCAGATTAACCTGGTGCTGCTGCTCCATCTGCTCAGTGGCTGCGTTGTACTCCTGAAGGTCAATCTTCCCGGCATTCAGCGCGGCTTTCAGGTTCTGCATGGAGTCAGCGTAGGATTTATTCTCCGCCTGCTCCGGCATGGCCTTGAGCGCTTCGGTTACGCCCCTTGCCGCTGCCGCTGCCGCTGCATCCCATGCTTTAGCGGCGTATTGTCCTGCCTCCTGAATCTGCGCCTGAGTTGCAGCGCTTCCAAGAGACTGTTGCGCGCGTAATATCGCCTGTTCCCGGCTTAACTCTTGCGTCGAGCTGGCCGCAAGTTCAGACTGTTGTTTCAGGTTTGCTAATTTCTGCGCGATAGATTCAGACTGCGTTTCTGACTGCTTCCCGACCTTATTGCTTTCCTTTCTGGCCTCAGTTACGCGATAGGTTTCGGCATACTCATCCTGCAGCGCTTTAATCCGCTTCTGATCGGTGACTCCTGCATCTGCTGCATCATACTGAGCCTGCAGACGGGCTCTGGCTTCGCCTTCAAGTTTGGCTAGCGCAAGCCGACGCTCAGAGTTCTGCACCAGTTTTTTAGTAGCAGCATCGTCTCCTTTGGTTGCTGGGGCGTTGAATTGATTATTCCCTGCGTCTTTTTGTGCTTTAGCCCTAATGTGAGCTATTTCGCCTTCCACCTGCTTAAGCTGGACCGCCGCTTGCGCTCGACGCGCCTGGAAAACTGAATCCGACTCATACCAACGCTGACTGTCCTTAAGTTCGCTATTTAAATCCTGCTGGAGCTTAATTAGTTTCGGCATTCTCGATGAATCACCGACATTATTGTTGTAGTAATTAAGGTTGTCAGCGACGCTCTGCATTAACCCTGCAAGGGTAGATGTGAGGCCGATAGCTTGGTTTAAATCATTAATGGCATTTTTGAAGGCAACATCAAGACTATTCTTTGCGCGATCAATGCTGACCGGCATTTTATCAAACTCTTCGTTTACCGATTTCGACTGTTTCTGTATGGCATTCAGAGCATCTTGGGCGGTTAGCTTTCCCTCCAGCATTCGCTTGCGAAGTTCGCCTATAGATATTCCAAGACCGGCAGCAATCTGGCGAGCAAGCTCGGGCATCTGCTCAAGGATGGAATTGAATTCCTCAGCTCGCACAATTCCGCCGGAAATGGACTGCCCAAACTGCCTTAAAGCAGTTGCCATTTCCTCTGTGGAGGAGCCGCCGATAGTCCCTATTTTCTGAAGCGTAGAGGTAAGACCGAGAATTTGTGAATTTGTCGCACCTGTTTCTTTTAATGCCGTGGTTAACGACTCCCACAATCTTTCGGTCTCAGATAGGCTGTTCCCTGTTTGAGATGCGATGGCAGACAGGGCTGAAAGGGTTTCTTTTGCTACATCAATGCTGGGACTTAGACGAGCCACACGCGCCTGGAGCGTGACCATCTCATCACCGATCGCAATAAGCTTTTTCGCAGCATCAATAGTGAAGGCCGCCGCAATGGCAACGCCAACCTTATTTAATGCACCCTCGAATCGACCAGCAGATCTAGAAGACTGTTCAAACTTTGACTCCATTTGATCAAGGCGTTTATTTACCTGCTGCTGCGCTTGGATCAGCCCTGATACATCCGCCTCAATGTCATAGTAAATTTCACCTGCTTTTTCCGCCATCGTATACTCCGGGCATTAAAAAACCCGCCGTAGCGGGTTTAGGTCATTTTTAGGAAGTTAAATCTTGCCTTGAAGTTTGTATTGCAAATATTTTAACTTTGAAGCGAATCCAGAATTAATTTTATTTCCTACTGATTCGATAGTAACGTCAACGGAAGGTAGTACATCACCATCAATTATCACAGATTCAAGTGACGCCCAATCTTCACTAAAAATAGTGTATTCACATTTACCCAAACCTTTAAGTTGCACCCCAAAAGCATTGCTTGCTTGGAAATCTACAAATATATCGGCATTTTTAAGCGTAAAAAGCCCTTTTCTCACTCCCTCACGTAAAGATTCAACCTGAAGGCTTTCAATCTTTTTGCTAAGTTCTTCGCCTGATGGCTGTTTAGAGCTGATAAGGACCTTTTCCATCGAATAGGAGGATGGTGATTTCATTCTTGACTTGATTATTGAGCTACATGCCTCTGTCATTGCTGCATTTTGAGCATCTTGAGTTGGTACCAATGCGATTGCCGCAACAATGCAAACCATTACAATTATCAAACCCAAAACAATCAACTTCTTCATATCCCTACCCACATTAACGTTTTCTTACATGTTAGGTCATGGGGTATGCAATGGAAAGCAAAAACCCGCAGTTAAGCGGGTTTGGTTTTCTTGATTAGGCTATAGGGTTATCTTGGTAGGCAGCGTTTTGTATAACCGCCGACAGCGTGCCCCTTTGAGTTCCCCGTAAAGCAGACATTCATTCCGCGTTCTGTAGTCTGAGATTTGGCAATGTCGTTAATGACAGAAAGATACCTTCTCATTTCTGTTAGCTCTGACTGCATATGAAGCAGCTGATTTGCAATATTGTACATAGCGTGAATGCGGATTCTGGCACCCTGCACATCGCACCCATCCTTTTGCAGCTCATCCAGAAGCTCAAGTTCAGGAGCGCGGTTTTTCTCATCCAAAATCACCTTCGCTGAAATCCAGTCGTTGGCGAATTTACGATTATGTGGATCGGCCGTTTCTACAGGGAAGTGATAGCGAGGGCTTGCTACTGATTGTTGCTTACCCAGGAATTCACCTTCTATTACTTTGGTAGCGAGGTACTCAACCGCTTCCGCTGTCTGTTTGGGTGAAAGCTCATCGATATGCTTCACGCCAAACTCTTTATGCACCAGTTTGTACACTGCCTGGTACGTCATGCCGTATTTACCCATAATGCGGTTCACGATTCCGCGCAATGGGGTGCGATCATCAACTGTGGTTTCCGGAACCGGACGGATTGCCGCTCCTTTCGTCCAATAGTCATGCAGAACCGTGAAGCACTCTTCCTGATACTGGATCAGCTTATCGCGGATATCGGCACGAACCTTCTCGGGGTTGATGCTGAACAGCCAGCCGTTGAGTTTCTTCAGGGGGATGCAGAGCATCTTCTGAATGCCGCCTTTTGAAGGGATTGCGATATCACAACACCCGAACTTAGATGGGGTTGTCATATGACTACCCCTTTCATCGTCAACGATAGAGATATCTCTACGGTTGGAATTCCCCACGCCACCCCTCAATTTACGAAGCTGAGTAGCCCAATCAAGGCCAAGATTTTCCACGACTGGACGCATCGCCACATAAGCGATACCGGCGGCCATAGCAGTGATAATCTGCTGGCCGTTGAACGGTACGTAAGACGTGTTAACTGCTTCAATAATTGCTATACTTGTCATGTCGATAATTCCTCATCCGATTTATTCGATACCGAAGCCCTGACTGTTGCTGCAGTTGGGGCTTCAACTTTTAAGCGACCCATCGCCCTTCTTCTTTCATCCTGTCCATGAACATCCGATAAAGCTCCTCGTTCACAGATCTACCATTTTCCGCCGCTACCTGCTTAGCCAGAGCCAATATTTCTTCTGGCCATCGCAAATTAAACTGAGGTAGTTTTCTTGCACCTTTCATTACCCCTCCCGCAATGTGAACCACCGTGGTTCACTTGAGAATGTACTATCACCGTTATATGCTGTCAAGAAAAAACATGGTGAATTAATGTCCAGAGATGATCCGCAATTCAAGTTGCGACTTCCTGCTGATTTGAAAGCAAAACTTGACCAGAGGGCCAAGATGAACGGTCGTTCCATCAACGCTGAACTGGTCCAGATAGTGCAAGTGGCATTATCTGAGCCATCGCCAGTATCAGGCTACCGCGACGACGCCGAGCGCCTTGCTGATCAACAGGCAGAGCAGTTTAAGAAGGTCGTATTCGATACGCTTAAAGGTATCTACAGCAAGGATAAGAGTTAGCGCATCCTTTCCATATCCTTTGTTGCGCCATCGACATCGATATCATAAAACACTACAGCTACGCCTTTTGCGCTGAATGCGCCAACGGCGGCGCGCAAAAAACAGCAGCACATTTTCATTTTTGATGAGAGGGAGTTCGCTTCAATGACCACGCCTAACCCACCCTTAAAAATCGAGATACCGTCAGAAATGGAAGCTGATTTTATCAGCATTCTTGAACAAGGTGACATTGCCTACTCCTATCCGGTTGATGAGTGCATTACCACGCATTATTTTACGGTTAACTCAGCTCAGGACATCATAATTGAGATAGTTAACTCTAAAGCTCTGTGGGGAACTATAGGATACGCAATTTGCAACTTGATCCACCGAAACAAGCATAAAAATCTCAAAATTGAGCTAGATGACCTGAAGATAAGCGCATCTGGATTCAAGCCAGAAGACCTTAAAAACATCATTGATCTAATTCAAAAAATACGTATCAGCAAGGATTAAGCCCACCTGAGTGGGCTATTTGCCTTTCTGTTCTGCTCGTTTTCGTCGGCGTTCTTCGCGCTGCTCTTCGCGTTGCATATCGTCGAACACCTTCATGATCGCTTTCATCATCATGAAATTGACGAAGTGGTGATTAACGCAGCCGTGAAGGCGTAACTGCTCGGTGAACTCTTCAGCAGACCGCAGCGCCTCCATCATGTTCTTCTCGCCTTTCATGAATTCCGAGAAGTCGCGCCCCGCTCTGGAGGCGCACTCAACGATTCGGTTATTCATGGTCAAGCCGCCGCATAAAGCAGCTTCATCTGCCCCTTAACGGGAAATGCAGCCATGCAACGGGCTTCGAAGTCCTTCTGGTCAATGCTGCAACTGGCGATGTTGGTAACGGCGATCAGTTGTTGCTCGACCTTATCCAACGCATCAGGCTTAAGGTGTTGGTGAATCTTCTCCTTGCTGTCTCCGGCCGCCTGTTTGGCTGCCTGATAGACATAATCAGGAAGAGCGACACCGTACACCCAGCGAGCGGTGATCTGCCCGAACAGCGCGGGGCAACCGCCAACATGTCCAAAGTAAGGAAGGCCGGACATTTTCGACAACGCCTGGTAGAAAGGGTCTTTAAATCGTTTTTCCCACGACGTTGGTTGCTGGCAGATCATCAGGCCGACAATCTGATCTTCGGTGAGCTGGAAGTTTTTACTCAGCAGCAGATTTTTAATGTGTCGGTCACAGGCGCGGGCGAATTTGACAGACAGCCAGCGGGCGAATTCCACCGCTAACTCCGGATGAAGCCAGGTCCCGCCGTTTCGCCCTTTCTCCACTCTGACTAAAAGGGGAGAAAAATCCTCTTTTACGCTGGAGCCAGCAATTCCAAGCTCTTCAGCCAATTCGGCGATGTAAATTTTTGTCGCCTCAGTCTTTAGCCAGTCCTTCGGAAGCTTGCCGTGATGCTTTGCAGCAACTGTGGCGTTGAACCAGCAATCTGCCGTAAAAGGGAATGAACGGTCATCGTAATTCATAGGGATGATATTAGACATATCGGTATTACCTTTTAGTGATGAACCTTGTCACACAGGAATCCGGCCCACAGAAAGGCACCGATAGCCAAACCGGTATCCTCAAGGGTCATCCTGAAAGGTTCTGTGTTGTGATGTGCGCGTGTGAAGCGCGGGGTATTGCGGGTATAAAAAAGCCCCGGGCTATGCCGAGGCTGGTTTATTTGGCTTTGCTGGCTTGTTCCTGCTGCATTAACGCCTGCCAGCGGCGATCGTCTTCGTCCATAACCGTGTCGTACTCTTCGCGGGTAAAGCCTTTCTGGTTCGGGTATTTGGCGTTGAGAAGCATTGCAAATTCCGTCATCGTCAGGTTTTCAGCCTCTTCCCGGCTTATGCCGAAATGGTTACGTGCCGCCATGATGTAGTCAGTGGCGCGGAATTCAGAAGTGGTTTCGTTGCTTTCATGGCGCTGCAGCTGGCGAATCTTCGCCTTGCCGACGATGCCGTGCGTCATCAGGTTTTGCGCGATGATAATCATATCCTCCGGTGGCAGACTGCCCGGCCGCCAGACGAAACCGCGTTTTCGCCCTTTCCCCGGACGCATCCAGCCTACCAGATCACCTATATCATCGTCGCAGCACGCCGTAAGCACGGTGTGAGCCGCCATGATGGCCTTGCGTGTCAGCAGGCCGCTCAGGATATACCTCAGCACGCAATCCGGAAGCCGGCTGTACTCATCGCGGATATAGGCCTCTGCTGCGCGCTGCAATAGTGGCGTGACGTCATCGCTGAGCAGGTCATAGAACGTCTGAACGATTTCAGCCGGCTCACCGATGCGCGCCATAGCCCTGAATGACGGCCGGAAAAAGAATTCCCGGTCATCGGTACCGATAAGGCACTCACCTAATTCTTTAATGGGGGTCATAGTCGCTCCATAAACAGTATCAAGGGCGCCGTAACGCCCTTTGTACTATTCACGAAAAAGCCAGGTGATTAGCTGATCGTGACCGTGCAAGCCACAGAGGTGATCTTGACTGGCGTCGCTGAGGAGTCGGTGACTTCGCAGGTGTAAACCCCGGCGTCACCAGATACCGCACTGGCTTTGTTAAACGTTGCAGTGGTTTGCCCGCTGACGACGGAGCCGTCTTTTTTCCACACGTAGGTGTATGGAGACGTGCCGCCTTCAACCACCACCGGCATGTTAAGAGCGGAGCCGGTAGCAACGGATTTAGTCGGTGCCAGGTTCGTGGTGAACGCCAGCGCCGGCGGAGCAACTTCAAATACCACGGTATCCGCGTCGGCAACTTTCCACTCACCGGAGAAGGTCGAGATGTCGGAAGTACCGAAGTCACCAGACCATGAAGTGGTGTTGAAATACCCCATGATGTAGGTGCCGGCGTCTTCGCCAGTAAAGTCGAAGCGAACCCAGATCGTCGGCTGGCGGCCAGCCTGCACTTCATCGAAAATATATTTCGAGATAGCGATGGCGCCGATTTCAGTCGTTTTATCTTTTTTGCGGAACTCACCTTCCCCGGAGATGGTGAAGTCCATGTTATTGACCAGGTTCTCAACCAATCCTTTCGTATCGTCAGCCTCAGAGGTGACGGTATTCATGGAGTAGTCGAAGCCCTTAGTCGTCAACGCCCCTAGGCGTTTCCATTCAGAAAGCGCAGGGACCGTATCCGCACAGCCCATAGCCATGCGGAGCACGGCCGCCTTCCCAATCAGCTTGCCGGTATCATTAGCACAGCCTTGCATGTGTACCTCTCAAATAAAAAAGGCCGCCAGATGGCAGCCTGATGGGTGATTGTGGTGGTTTAAGCCGCCCTGGCCTCTATCCGCAGAGTGTTTAGCGAGAGTTCTCTACGATGTGCCGCATTAGAAGTGTCTTTGTCAGACGTCGTCAGCATTCGGTCATGAGCAATTAGCCCAGCAGTTCTGGCGGCAAGCCTTTCTCTTTTTCGAACAATTACATCCGCATATTCGTAATGAATTCTCAGCACTTTCTGTGCATAGGATGCATCGAAGGGATAAATCATGTTTACTCCCCGTACGTGCAGGATATGAGCAGCCGGGTTACTAACCGGCCCTCTTCGGTGGTGATCGGCGCCGGGACATTACCGACAAGCCGCAGCGCACCTACGCAATCATCGGCGCCGGATTGCGCGCTGATGTACTCGACAATGGCGTTTACCGCGGCGTCTGCAGCGTCGGGATTCGCTTTGGAGGATACGACATCGACCATTACATACCAGTCGCCGCCGAGGTCGTAGATGATATCTGTACCACCGGAAGGCCGGAACACGATGAACTGGTCGGCATCTTTCGCGGTATCGCGCCATTGCCGCCACTGGACCTTAAACCCCGCGGCAAGCCCCTCAGCCACAAACAGGTCTTTGAGGCGCATATACATCGGAGGGGTCATAGCGAAAGCTCCTTCTTCACCACCGCGTCAATCTGGCTGCGGGTATCCTCGAAGCCCTTCGTTAAGAACTCCTTGCGGGCCGTTGCTCGCCGGAAGTCCTGTTTCACTGCCGGGTCGTGAACATACACCGCATAGTTGGCGGAGTAACCAACGCGTCCGGTTACCCTGGTGCCGTTAGCCATGATTTCGCGGAACTGGCTGTTAATGAGCGTCGACGTATCGATCGGGGTGTAAAGTGCTGCCTGCGCGCTGCCGATAAGCATCGCAGACTGGATTGCCCGCACGACTTTACGCCCCTGGACGTCTTTGATAATGCGATCTAGGTTGGCCTTAGCCTGGCGGATGCCGCGTACTTTAGCGCCCATAATCAGACTCCCGTAATCAGTGCGAAATCGTCCGCCAGTCGCTCGAACGTATCTGCGAACTGGACGATCTGCCGAATCTCATCGGCTTCATCTGGCGGCGCCGCATCGGTTGATGCGCCAATCAGGATATAATCCCCTTCCCGCGCCGTTGCGTACTCGGTCCAAATCGTGTTTTTAACCACGATTTCCCGGCCAAGGTCGCCGATTTTCGCAGAGAGACCGCCCTGGTAGTCGCAGAGAATGGCGATCGGCGCTTCCCATCCGTACGGCTGACCTCCGCCGTCGGTATCACTACCGTCGGCATCGCGTATGCGCCGCCAGATTGTCGCCGTCGCGGTGTATGACCAGTTGGCAACGCTAGACATCGCTAACCCCTCAAAGCTCTGGTAGCGGCACCGTCATGCCTGCCATGCTGTGTGTGCAGTCATTCAGATATTGAATCTGCCCGTCTGTCACAAATGAATGGCAAGTGAACGGCTTGTCTTTAGTGGCATCATCAAATTGTTCTGGGTCATCACTGGGCGTGAAGCCAGTAACTAAAACGCTGGGGGTAAGCGTCGGTTTATCCACGCTTCCATTCCATCCCCATCGAGGGCCTTCTCCATTGCCAACCTGCACTACATGGCGGCTACAGCACCCAGGACACATGAACGATAACCGGTTATCGCTCGCCTTCTTCACTCGCTCAGTCATCTTTCCACCTCAACACTTTTGCGCCCGTAGCCTGTATGCGAGGGCAGTTAATCATCCACTGCCCCGCGCCGTTAACGTAAGCCGTGGTCTGCTGGCCGGTATCGGTCATGACCCACACCCGGGTGTACGTTCGCGGCAGCCGTTGCTGAACTGAAATCCACGCCATCAGCAGCCCCCGACAACCATAAACAGGCCCACGCTGTTACCGGCGCTTATCGGGAGCTCACTGGTGCAGCCGCTGGTATCAAGCCGGGCCAGCGAGTCACGCAGCCAGGTAATCCCGTCTTCGCCGTATTCGAACGAGCGCGATGCCACCGATGGCGCCCCCTGCGATTTGATTCGCCGGGCACCGGAAGACGTCGCCATGAGCGCAGCGGCATACATCAGGATGAGCTTTGCCGTGCATTCGTCGTATCCCGCACCGTCGAGGCACGGGATAATCTTGTTCACTACGCAGAGAATCGGATCGAGCAGCGCGCCGGGAATGGCGTAACCCAACTCACCGAGGAACGCCTGCACGTCTGCCGCCGTGATTGGGTCAGCCATGATTATTTCGCCTTCTTCGTTTTGCTGGCAGATTCATCCTGCAGCTCTGCCTGCTCTGCCTGCTCTGCCTGCTCTGCAGCATCATCGCCTGGCGTAGCCACTTCCAGCACCTGATCTTCATCACTAATGATTTCAACCAGACCGGCGTCCGCCCAACGTTTAGCGACATCACCGCTTACCGAAACCTGCGCGCCAACCTCCAGCTTCTGGAGATTGGCACCGGAAAGCAGGTTGTCTCGAACCACTTTTACCAGTGCCATAAATGCCCCTTAGCTGTGTGCGTAGATAACGGATTTGCGATTGTTGATGTCAGTCTTAACCATCAGGCCCATCGCACCCCAGGTGCGCCAGACGTAGTCGCTGTTGTAGAACTGGCGTGGGTCAGCAACGGTGCCGACCGCCTGGCCGACAATCGGAGCGATAACGCCGGCGGTAAGCGGAACAATCAGGATCTGATTACCTGTCAGTTGCGCATCTTCTTTGATGGCGACAATTCCTGAGAGCTTCAACAGCTCCAGCAGGATGGTGTCAGACTGATAGTTATCGCTGAAGTAGCGTTCCAGGTTAGTGATGATCTGACCGGAAACGTACCAGGTCTGCTGCGCATACTGCAGGTTGGTAAGCTTCATCACGTCACGCAGCGCGATGGCCGCGTTGCGAATTTGCTCCGCCGTTGCGCTGGCGCTGGTGAAGTCGATATTCAGGCCGGAAGCACTGAGATCGACAACCTGTACCCGCTCATCAGCTTTCACGCCCTTCCAGGTCTTACCATCAAAAGCAATATAGTTGCCGGCAGAGTCGCGGAAACCGTTGAAGACGTAATCCACGTACTGGCGACGAACATCATCAACAGACCCGCGCTGAGCATCAGCCAGAGAGGCCAGAGCGGAACCTTTATTGAAAATCGGGTCACGCCACTGGAATTTGAAGCCGGAATCGTGGATAGGAACCATCGTACCGTCGAAGGTGTACGCGCGCGCATCCAGTGCCGCACCAATCTGGCCGGACATGGAGGTATGCGCCCAGCCGCGGCCGCCGGTGCGAGCGTATTCATACACCGACTCTTCGAGGCGAACCGAACGGGAAAGCGGGATCAGGTCGTTAAAAAGGGTGAATTCAGTGGCGGGCTCAAACTCAGCCAGCACAGTCTGGTCGTAAGCGCGATACAGTCGACGGATATCGTCGACAGCGTTCGTCGCGTCCAGCGCCGGTGTGTTCGCCGCATCACCACGCCAGCGGGTGCGGGATACAAAATCAGCAACGGCCTGAGCACTCATGTTGCGCGCCATTTGCAGCTCGTTAAACTGCGCCTGGTTGGCTTCAAGGTTGCCCGTCTCAGTCGCGCGTCGGGTGGAAAATACAAACATTCAGTCTCTCCTTACTTGAACACGACGCGAACCAGATCGCCTGCAGCGGCGGTCAGGGACTTGTCTTCTTCGACATAGGCAAAGATGGTTTCATCTGCTGCCAGTGCTTTGATGCGGCCATTAGCCACGGAAACCGGCTGGCCCTTGGTGTAAGTACCAGCGGCAGCGCGAACGTTGAGGAAAACGCCCGGCGTTGGCTGGATGTTTACCACCCAATCACCGATCGCGTAGGCATCATCAACCGTTTTGCAGCGCAGATAGTCGTAGTTAGCGACGTAGAGAATCGCGTCTTCAGTGCCGTCAACCGACGGTGTCGGCTTGGCTGTGCTGAAAAAGATAACGGTACCCGGCAGAAACGCTGCGGCCGCAGAACCTTCACGATTAAGTTGCGGGTTGGGGAAAATCCCGCCCGCGTGAATTACGTGTTTCCCGTCTTTAGCCATTTTTTACTCCGGCATTTCGCTGAATGAATCGTTGTTATTGACCTGGCGGAATGCACCATTCAGGCCGGTAGAGGTCTGGCACTGAGCAAACAGGCCATCAAGGGCGGCGCCGTCGAGAGTGTTCACTGCGAGGTCATCCAGCCCGAATTTCGCTTTTACGGCAGCGCGTTTTTCGCCTTTCTCTTTGTCAGAGTTGGCAGTAAGGCCAGACTTAACAGCGGCAAGATCTTCAGCAAAGGGTTTAAACCATGCCGGTGCTTCTTCGCTGTTGCTGGCCTGCTCTTTTTTCTTAGGCTTGCCGGTGGCGGGGTCGATTTCGTCGCCGCCTTCTTTCTTGGCTGCCGCCTTCTCTGCCGCTAACTGGTTGTAAGCATCCATCAGCTCGGCATCGGACTTGCCTTCAGTCGACTTACCCGCGGCTTGCAGCGCATTGATAATCAGTTCTTTCATCGGATCGTTCTCTCCGTTGGTTTTAATCTCGTACTCAATGGGTTTGCGCACGACTTCTACAGGTTCGCCGACGAACACGGCTTTACCGTCGTCATCGATGAGGTACTTCTGTTTGAAATACTTGGCTTCATCTCGGTAGATGAAGTTGTCCGGCCATACCGATTCGGGCCAGAGCCATTTATCATCAGCGCGGCCTTCGTGAAGTTTGTCGCTAATGGCACGCTGGATATCGTCGAAAGAGAAATTCGAGGCGTTGGTGAAGAAGAATCGGGTTTTGTTCAGCAGCCCTTCGCGGGTGCAGTCGGCGGCATCAGCCAGGCTTGCCACTTCGATCTGCTGTTCTTCACCTTCCGAGTTAACGAATATCCCAACGCCTTCGCCTGGCGTTCCCGCTCCGGGTTCGTCGAGCAATACAGCTGTATGGTCGAAAACCATGTTGGTGACAATTTCGTTGTACTTCTTGCCCTTCGATTCGCCGTTGGCGGCTATGCCGGAATACAGCAGCCCGGTAGAGATATGAACCGGGTCCGTGTTGGTACCGGCGGCCATCTCATCAAGTCGATTAACAAGGCGCCTGCCCTTCTCACTCGACTCCGCGTACTGGCGATCAACGTACATATCACCACTGACTTTTCCTTCTTTGTGGCTGACGTTCTGGAGCCATGCGCCGACGTGGTAGTTATTTACCGCCCGGACGTCACGCGCAGACACATGCTTACCGTCCACCTTCGGGTGGCCCAGCGGCATCGGGTTGCGCTCCAGCGTGTTGTAGGCCTTTTCGATTTCTGCTGCCGGGTACAACTTCCGGTTCATCACGATATCGTCCACGACAGGCGTGATGCCGCGAACCACGATATGTGGCTTGCCGTCGATGGTTTCAGTGGTGATGTTTGAAGCGGAGTTGACGACGGTCAGCACGTTAACGCGGTTGCGTTTCATGCTGGGTCCTCGTTATGAAATTTTCTTGTGGCTATGCCGGTTGGCGGTATGGATAGCGCGACTCTTTTCTTCGTTGAAGACTTCCACCTCAATAGTGGCGCGGGTAATTTCCCCACATTCGGAGTGCGCGATAACCGAAATGAGGCCGTTAATCGGCCTGCCGTCCATTGTGCAAACACCGATACTGCCGTTTTTCTCAAACAGCCTTAAGCCGTTATCTAAGGCTGGTGCCTTATTTATCATGCAATTTCCCTCTATGCTGCCTTGGGCCATTGTTTGCGTTCCGCCGCCAACTTCTCGGCCAGCCCTTTGTTGAATATGCTGCCGTCGTCATTGAGCAGCACCGGAATCTGGCCGCAATAGCAGTGATATTTGTTGCCATCGCGAGAATAAAATTCTCTGACCCACTCAGTCGTTTTGACCTTTCCGTGTTCGGCTGCATGCCACCACCTGGTAGTAGGCTTGAGCGCTGACAGCCATAGCAGGCCGGTCTTCAGTCCCAGCCTGTCAGCAGCCCAGTCCGTTTCGTTCCATTGAGCCTGGCGCAGCGCGCCGACCTGCTCAGTCTGGGCGATGTTTTTCGCCCGCGACATCGAGACATCAAGGCGCTTGCTGACGATGCTGGCTGTTTCGCGGGGGTTAATTCCCCGACCTATGGCATCGGCAATGACGTTGGCAAGATCGGCACGCGCGGTGTCGCTTATCCCCTTCCAGTCGCTGTATGTGCTGATATAAGCACTGGCAATCTGGTTTTGATACGCCGGACTGGAAAGCAGCAGCTGCAATGTCGTCTGGCTGGCGTATACCGGCGACTGTACCGACAGATTCGTGAAGGCCTGCTGCGTACCGCGCTCATACTCTGCGGCGACATAATCCAGCGCCCAGAGGTTCTGGCTGCCACCATCGAGCAGAGCATCGTCCAGAATCGTTTGCACAATCTGGAGAAGGTCGGCTAACTGCGCCGCCGTCATGTCGTAAACATAGGCGCCGGCATTCACCTGATATAGCGATGGCTCAGCACCTTCGTTATTGAACATCAGCCATGAACGATCGCCGTTAACCTCCCGCTGCCGTCCAGTCAACCGCTGGTCAAACAGCACTTTCAAACGACGCTTAATATCCAGATACCGGCCTTCGATATCCTGAAACATCTTGCTAACCGGCCTGGCTGATTGAGTTGGGTCGACTTTGCTGCGGGGGATTATCGGCGTACCGACTTTACTCTTTTGCTCCTGGGTCATCGGAAAGAGGATCATTGGTTGTCACCTTGTCGTCGGGACTGGGCGGAATAACCTCTTTGCGCGGTTCAAGCTCACCGACTGCCCTTACCTCGTTCTCATCGACCGCCGGGGTGCCGTAGGCTTGCTGAGTTTTCTGCGCCACATCGGCCATAGTCGCCATATTCGCGAGCTTTTCTTTCTCACTTGGCGCCAGCAAGTCAGACCACGCCAGGGTGACCTCGCCCGATGCGGGAGGGTCGATAATACCAATAGTCCAGAATCGCTCTATCACTCGCGTAATGACATCAGACATAAAACCCCAGCGTCGCGCATTGCAACGATTGGCCCACGCGGTTTTATCCTCCTCTGAAGCGAGGTTGCCGGTCTGCTTGCCAAACAGGATGTTAAACGGACACTGAATCGTCGACGCGAATGAGTTTGCAGAAACCGTCCACGTTGGTGTCGGATCAGCTGCCGCAACAGAAAGAACGCTCGCCTTCCCTGCCTGCATGGCTATTGCAGCATCCGTACCGCGGTTAAGCTTATTCACCTTGTCATTCATCGCATCACCAAGGCTGTTATATCCAGCATCCTTGGCTTGCTTGATGAGCGTGTCAATTTGGGTGGCGGCGTCGAACTCCATCGCCAGTTGACGACTGGCGTTCTTCAGAAACCCCTCAGCACTACCGCCTTTCGTCTTCTCAATATCGAGGAGGTCATTGTAGCCGGCCTCAAGAAGCGGGATTCCCGACAGGATATTCTCATCCTCTGAGCCTTCACAGAGCAGAATGATACGGTCAGGATGCACCTGAACCGAACGAGGGCTGCTATACGTGCCCTCGTCGCCTATCGGTTGTTCATTAAACTGATAGCTGACGGGCTGCCCGTAGGTTTCCGACCAGGTATCAATATCAAGGTTGCCAGGTTTGACTTGCGGCTCCCATGCCGGGATCAGTTTAACCAGTGCAGCACTACCTAGCCTCTGGACCAGTGCCACATCAACAGGCTCACTCCAGTCTCGATTATCTTTCACCTGAATCAGAAGTGCTGAGTAACGCCCAACCATATTGCGGCGGTCAGCGTCTTTAATTTTCGCCCAGTGCTTTTTCATCAGTTTGGTAACTGACTTTTCCCATGGCGTAGTTTTGGTCGACTCCCTGTCTTCATCACCATCGATGATGGTCGGCCTGTCCATCCAGCAGGAATCCAGCAATTTATGGACAGCTGCAAAACCGGTAGAGCCGCGGCGATACTGGCGATAGAAGTTGTCAAACGTCAGAGCGTCAGGGTAGCCGAACTCGTCCCATAATTTGGTCCGCTTGACGTTGCCATTACGCCCTGCGTAGAGCATGCGCTGGCGCCCAATTGCATCAGCAAGGGCATTAACGAGGAACTGCTCCCCGGTGCTTAATTCACTCACTGATGAGCTCCTTAGAAGAATACTGCGCCGACCTGCTTGTGGTTGTTCTTCGCTACAGCAAAGTAGCGGAAGCCGTCAGCACCGTGTGATGTGAAGTCATGAAGCGGTTTATCTTTCCAGCACCCGCGCTTGTCATCCCACTCCTTGCGATAGCCCTCAAGGTGGGAAATACCTTCAGCGCATTTCTCTTCATCGAACACACAGGATGGGAGGATTTCACGCACCGACTCAATGCCGGTATCAACACCGACTTTTGGCACCACCTGGAATGTCATGCTGTAAACCTGACCATCGATCTCATACCCCTCGCGGGCAAGCTCTCTGCGGGATTTGGCATCAGCACCGAATTCACGGTTATCAATGTCGTGCGGCCCCCAGTGCTCGCCATACTCATAGCCTCGATCTTTCAGCACCTTCATGTAGTGCCGAAGCCCCTCGCCAGAGTTTTCGTAGTAGTCGATGATATGAAACTCTTCGCCGACCTCGCGAACGAACCAGATCGCCGTGGAGTCGCCCACACCAATATCCCAGAACGTGTGAACCGGTAGATGTGAGTTATCCGGGATTTGACCGATCCGCTTGTTGGTGTAGAGCCAGCGGAATTGTTTGGCGTAGTACGCGCCCTCGACCGACTGCTGGAAAGCCTCGGCCGGAATGGTCGGGTATTCGCGCTTCATGTCGTCGCCGAGCGTCTTTTCTTTGGCGTAATACCACGCCTTCTGCCTTTCGTTAACGACTACACCGTGTTTCGCCTCCATCTCAGCAAAGTACTCAATCAGGCGTGCAGGGAGCGGTTCTACCGGGTCAATTGCGTATTGCGGATTCTTCCACCAGGAGAAGAAGAAAAACTTCCAGTCCAGCGCAGATAACGGCTTGCCCTGCAGCAGTGCTTTCTCTGCCGTCTGGCAGTAATCGAAGAAGTAACCCGCCCGGCCCTCTGCGGTGCTCTCGATAGTAGCGAAGCATCCAGTCGATACCGCCTCAAACGCACCAGTGACGATTTCCCGGGCTTTATCCGGATACTTGGCGCATATCTTCCCGAATTCGGAAACATGCAGGTAACGCAGCGTGCCGCCACGAAATGAGGTACTAACGTATAGTGATCCGCCCTTCTTAAAGACCAGCTCACCGGCTGAGTCGTTGCTCGCCGGATTGGCCGCCTTTATCTCGGCCGGCAGCTTGTCGTAGGCATATTTCACCTTTTCCCGGAACAGGCGCTTTGCGTCATTCAGCGTGTGGGCGATCAGCGCGCACTTTGCCGACTCGAACAGAGCAGCGTCGAGCTGGATGATGCACACCTCTGTGGTAAATCCGAGCTGTCGAGCTTTCAGTATGATGTTGCGGGTGTGAATCCCCTCGAAGTATTCCCGCTGCTCCGGCGTCATCCGGAAGCGCGTGGGCTTTCCCTCTTTGTCGGTGATCCAGTAAAGGTTATTCAGCCGCCAGTCTTTATCGCCCAGCAGCTTGAGGTGCTCAGGTTTCATTACGCCCCCTGAGACAAGGAATCCATCAGGTCAGAGAGTTGTTTAACCGAATTGTCGCCTTCCGGCCCGTCGATGTCGTAAGCCTGGCGCTCGAGTCCTATCAGGTTCTTCAGCGCGTCGCTCAATGCCTTCACTGATTTCACTCTCTCCGGCATGCTGATCACCTTGTGGTAAATCTCGTTCAGCTTGTCTTGCCCTTTATCGTCAGGGTCATACATCAGCTCTCCGAGCTTCTCCAGAGAGGCAATGTCGGCGCACTCAGCACCCAGCTCATCAAACAGGGCATTGGTTATCTGTCGGGCTCGCTTAATATCGCCGCGGTGCTCCATGCGTACCGTCGCAATCACCTCGGCTGTAGCCTCGATCAGTACGCGTTCCGATAAGGCCGCTTCAGTGCGTACCTGTTTGCGTACCTCTGCTTTGCGTACCAAATCGTCAGCGCGCTCTTTTACCTTCGCTGCGAGGTCACGAGACCAGTCGTCACGCTTGGCGCGCTTACGGATAGCGCCTTCGCTAATGCCGTGTTGCGCTGCAATTTCACGGAGGGACATCACCCCGGCCCGGTACGCCGTCTCGATGGCCTCCCAGTCCGGTGTTGCCATGGTTCTGTTCCTGTGGTTAAAGACATTAAAAAAGCCACCCGTGGGTGGCCTTTGTGATGGCGGCAAACTAAAAACTAGAAGTCGGCTACCAAGAAGTTGAGTAGTTAGGTTCCTTTTTAGACGCGTGAATAAACCCTCGAACCGCAGGCGGTGAAATCACATCCAACCCAACTTCCATGAAATGGCTTTCAGTTACAGTCTTTCCATCTTTAATGGTTTCGTTAACGAATCTGACACCCGTCGGATGGATTTCCACAAAAAAATTTCCGCCTTCGAAAAACTCGCAGCCAACTTCATAAATCTCACTTATCGTCATCATAGAAATCGGTACGCCTCATTCAACCTACAGGGGTTTCATCGTACCACTGGCAACCAGAAAACATGTAAAGGGAATTTTAAGCATTAGTAATGCGTCGCCATTTTGCTTTCTGCGCCTCTAATATCGGCCTTATCCCGGTTGCACTTCCCCAGCGCCGATAGCAGTCCTACGCCAAAACACAGGTGTACTCCTCCGCAATATGGTCCGGGTTGCGAAATGATTAAACATATTTAGATACACGATGTATTGTTTAGTCATTAGCTGTTCATTCAGCGCCCCGTTTACTTTTGGATATCCTCTTCGGGGTTTTTTATCACGCCGACCTCGCCATGCAGGAACGGCAATGTAGCCCCGCTACTGACTCACTGCACGGTAGTAGGCCTGCCAACGGTATTTATCTAACCGCAGTTGGCGCAGGCATTGAGCGGTTTCGACGTCTGACTGCAGGTCTTCGTCGCTATCTTTCCCTGCGTCACTTGCTTTGCACGGCGCCTTCATCAAATCCGGGGATGGCGTTGGCAGCGTCGATAGCTCGCTGGCGCAACTGCACAGCATCATCGTCAAACCGGCACACAGTACGATTCGGAGACTGGACATATTTCACCACGTCGCGGGTTATGGTTCGGTAGATGACCTTGCCCTCTTCTGTAGCGGCAGCGGCCTTTTGCTCAACTGGCTGGATAGTCTTTTCGGCTTTCTCTTTCTTCTTCGCCGCGAGGGCGTTGATATGGTCAGCGTGAGAATTCCAGCCAGAACGCCACGAGAAAAAGCAGGAAAGCAGCAGGATGACTACAGCGCTGATGATGGCGGTTAATCGGTTCATTCATCTATCCCCCAACATGCCAGTGCGCTTTCCTGATCACGGCGAGAGACCTGGCCGTAACAATTGTTGGAACGCACGCGGCAATCTTTTCCGCCATCAAAAATCCACCGGCGAATTTCAACGCAGGCGCCTTTCCGGTCACCGGCATTCAGCTTGCGGTAGAAGGTGGAAGGAAAGCACTTACCGGGCCCGATGTTATATGGGCAGAAACTAGCAATCCCAACCTTTTGCGGTACCGCGAGAGGGACCTTGATATTTTTGTCTACCCACGCCAGCGCTTTATTCCGCTCAATGGCGTTCACCTGGTCGCATTTGGCCTGTGTCAACTTCATGCCCTGTTTGACTGCCTTACCATCAATGCGCGTTGCACCGCGGCAAATCGTCCAGATGCCAGAACCATCACGGTAAGCCGTAAGGCTGTTGCCCTCTTTCTCATTCAGGAACTGATCCATGAGAACGGGAGCTGATGCGCCAGCAGCGATAAGTGCGAGCATGGCCGCGCTGAGTTTTGTTTTCAGGTTAGCCATCGCTATTCATCCTGCGGTGGCGGGCCACCATAACCACGATCGAGGGACTGCTGATACATCTTCGTCCAGCGGCGTTTGTAATAGAGATTTGTCAGGTAAGTCGCAACGCCAATTATCACGCCGCTTGCCAGAGCTATAAAATTCCAGTCCAGCCCATGAAACCAGTCGAAGGTTCTCGCCAGACCTGTGCAAATAAGGCCGCCTGACGTGCAGTACGAGGCCGCAGAAAAGATTTTGTCAGGCATTTTCATAGTCTCCACCTCCGATAATGTTCGGGGTGCTATCTGTAGTCAGTAAAAGGGTCAGGCCCGTCAGGCTGGATTTAACAACGAAGCGTGTCGATGATGATTCCTGCGGGACCTGATAATAAAAAAGCCATGCAAATGCATGGCCTTGTGATTTGAATCCGTTATTTACAAAATGTATTCGAGACAGTATCTTTCGACTTCCGGACAAAAAAACATATACCGGGACAAAATCTAAATGTAACTGCCTTGCCTGCATGAAACCATGCGGGCTTTTTTTTGCCCAAAGAAAAAGCCCACCGAAGTGGGCCTTACAGCTATCATCATTTTTTATTAGGTGTGGTGCCGGGTGCCTCCCGGTAAGTCGCCGCCAGTCCACAGACGACTCGCAATGCGCAAAAAAACATATCAGACTGGCAATGCCCCTCCGCATAGGGGGATTCACCACACCAAAAATTTAACATCTGATGAAACTCGTTTCAATGCTCTACGACGATGTGACAGGGGTACTGATGCAATACATCTCGCGAATACCCCTGTCGTGTCGCCGGAAAGCAAAAAGCCCAAGGCGTTAACCTCGGGCTTGAATTCTTTGTGTGTCGACAATCGAAGCTATGGCGACGATATCAGATTTACATGAAATATATGCGTTTCAATCCAGTTTTGCAAGACTTACATCTAAATTTGTCGCCTTTTGTTGTGAACGTGATCGCGTAACCTGCAACAGGGCATCGCTATCAAGGCGCCGCAAGGTGGTTTTCATCTCCTCCCACCGCTCCGTAAACGTTTCTGACCAGTTCTTCGGGGTCACCCCTACCAGGGTGGCAAGCTTTTGGTATTCATACGTCTCCCGGCCTGCCACCTCGGCTTTGACGTCCTGCGCCGCCAGCCAGATAAGCTGACGCAGGCGATCAACCGTTTTCTTTGCGATACGCGCACCGGCCATCTTCTCGCTGAATTGCTCCCATGCCCACCGGGTTATCGTTTCCTGATGCTCCCAGCGGATATTGTCGCTGTAGTTCCAGAGCAGCCAGGCTTTTTGGTGCTCTTCCAGCGACAGCAGCGCGCGGCGCCAGCTGGCTGTCGAGTACTCAACGGGCATAACGAGGGCTATTGCGGAGCCTTTCGCGCGGGACTGCTGCCCGGGGATTGGCGGGTTTGATGGGTTTACCATGCGGCCAGTGACCGGATCGGCTACTTTCTTCCTTCCCCGGCTGCGCGCCGTCGCTGCGAATTGAGCATTCTCAGCAAATGCTACCAGTTGCCCTTTCGTCGCACCGCTCAGATCGGCGGTGGCCACTATCAGCTGCTGGCGAACATACTGGAGGTATTGAGTGTTAATCATGCTGTCTCTCCCAGGGTCTGATAGATGCGAACGAAATTTCTCAGTATGCGGTAGTCAACCAGTACGGTGCCGCGGTGCCGGCAGAGGCGGAGCTTTTGCCAGCGCTCCCGGATGCGCTCAATTACGTCCTGGTTCATGCGGCCTCCGCCATAAGCTGGTCATACGTCAGGTAAAGGCCCCAGCAGCTAAACAGCACATGCGCCTTAACGACGGCCATTTCCTCGTTGTTCCAGCGGCAGAACCATCTGATCGCACCCATAACCTCGCTCTCTATCTGATGCGGTCCGTTCAGGTGGATGGGATAAACCACATCATCAAAAACAGCAGCAGTGGACATTGGGTATTGGATTTTGCTCATGCGGCCTCCCGCTGTTTTATGAGCGCACGGCGTAGCGCGCTGTAATGGCGCCTGATGCCTTCCAGTTCTTCGATGGTGTATCGGTGAGGGGTATTGTTGTTTTCGATCGCCTCGACGCGCTCAGCGCCGATTTTCTCTATCAGATTGATGCGGTATTGTTGCTGGTTTCCCGACAACTGCACGTTGCAGTGATGGCACTGCTTATTGATATTGTCTTCGTTATAGCGCAGGTGTGACGCCTTCCCGCGGGAGCGGTAATGCCCGGCTTCCCACTGGACCGTTTCGAATGTGCCGCAGCTGATACACGGCAGGTCAAAGTCCCGCTCGCGAATGTAGTCATTAACGACCCGCTGGGTCATGTCTTCCCAGTGCTTGAGAGGTTTCACCGCAGCTTTGCGTTTCCGCCAGGCTGCGCGCTCTTTCTTCGCTTTCGCCTGGACCTGCTTCTCGCGCTTCTTCTCCAGCTCCTGAATGGCAAGTTCCGCCCCATGCTCAGGGCAGCACCAGCGCTGATTTTCAAATGCCGCAGTAAACTTCGCCCGGCAGATTTTGCACCGCCGTTGAGTTCGGTTAAGCATGGCCACCACCCTGCACCTGCAGCAATGTCAGACGTCCACCGAACACCGCACCAGTGTCGATATACATCTGGTTGGCATATTTGAGCGGCTGACGCGCCGGGGTATGGCCGAAAATAAACAGGTCTGCACCAGTGATCTCATGCACGATTCCGTCCTGCGATTCACTGACTCGCTCGCGGTTCCAGATCACCTGGCTGAAGTCGACTGGCTTATCAAACTCATATTCGTTATGCGGATAATCAGCGTGACAAATCACGACTTTCTTGCCCGCAGTTTCCAGCTCGATAATGAGGGGGAGTGTTTCGACCTTCTGGAGCAACGATCCCAGAAACATGTTCTGTTCATCGTCGAGGCGGCATAGCCAGTCACCACCATTTGACATCCAGTGATGGACACTACCGCCATTGAGCATCGCATCAAGCATCATCTGCTCATGATTTCCACGCACCGCGCGAAACCATGGCATCACGATCATCTCAAGGCATTCCACATTCTCTGCACCGCGGTCAACGAGGTCGCCAACCGAGATCAGCAGATCACTAGTCACATCGAATCCGACCTTATCCAGTTCGGACATCAGACGCGTATAGCAACCATGCAGATCACCAACTACCCACACGTTGCGCCAGTCAGCGCCGTTAATGCGTTGATAAATGCTCATGCAATTTTCCTTCTGGCAGCGTGGCGCAGCCAGCGGACATCCGCCAGGTGGGCCGTATAGTGAAAGGTCGGGATGTCGGAAGGTTTAACTTCAACTTTGCGCTTGCGGCGAGCGGGAGCGCGGAAGATGCCGCGATCCATTACTTTGGCGAGAAGACATTGCATACCCATCACCCCGCAAAGCTCAGCAGCTGACTGGCGGCATTTTCAGCCTCAGCCGGCGAGTGGAATTTGCGACGCAGAATGTAGTTCCAGAGCACATTCAGCACTGATTTGTAGACGCCGTTGAACTGGCTGTCGTCCATGCTGGCGAAGGAGATCGACTTTGCGACACGACGACGGCTACCGTCAGGCATCTGGTATTCGTCGTAAAAGCCAGCCTGAATGGTTGCCCACTCGCGGAAGGATTCGAAGTGTTTCAGCAGCGCCATGTCGCGGGAACGGGAGATACCGACCGAGGAGAGATACATCTCGGAGGCGTTCTGGAGCGCAGCGCGCTGATCGAGGTCGGATGAAAGGAAGTCGATAAACCCGGATATGAGGGTGCGCTCAGCGGGCTCAATGAGGCCACCGGAAGGCGTCCAGTAGTGATACCCGAGGGTCAGAAGCTTGAAGAACTTCTTGTGGAATGCGTAATTCCGGGGCTTGCGGAACTCACCGCAAAGCAGCTGCCCTACGGGAATAAGTTGCAGGTATTCGCTGGTTCCCGGCTCTGCGGGAATCAGTACGTTTTGATAACTCTTCTCAAATTGCAGTGTTTGCGCCATGTGTCCCCACTTGGCGCCGGGGTAAAGTCGTCAGTTGCCCAGACTGACCAGGTAATTATCGCCCTTCCCGGGGATAAAAGCAAAATGAGCATATACGATAAAACCCCTCAGGAGAGGGGTTTGATTTCAACTGGAGGCTTTGCGTTCTGCTGGGGATTTAGCCACGAATCGCACTCCATGCCAGATTGATTAATGATTCCCAGGCAATGTAAACCCGGATGCCAGCAGCCAGGCCGAAGCCAATCACCATTGCGTAAAGCAGAGCGTCGCACTTAGACACCATCCACCTCCACGCACTGAACGCTATCCACATACGGCGAAACATCATTCCAGGTGCGCTTGTCTTCGGCTATTTTCATCGCCTTAATGGCTGCTTTGCACTGCTCCATGCTCTGCATGGGCACCACATGCATGTCTGGTGATTGGCTGCTGATGACGAAAATCAGGAAGAAGTACGGCATCACTTCACCTCCAGCCGCCAGACGGCCTGACCAATGCGGCTCTCGTGGGGACATTTGGATACCAGCCCATCCTTCGCCAGCTCGATGAGCTCTTTGCGCAGGTCGGAACTCTTCCACTCTACCCCGGGGAATTTACGCTCCATCGCGCAGCGGATATTCCAGGTAGCCATGCGATAGGGATAATGGCCGTGCGCCCATTTCTCCTGCTGTGCTGCTCCCTCGATCAACACCTGCATGATTTTGGATTTTACGTCACTCACCTTTCACCTCCTGCGGGGCGGCTGGCAGCGGCATCCAGTGGGTTATTTCATGGCTCTGAAACTGCGCCTGCAGTTCGCTTTTGATAAACCACACGGGCCCTTGCCTTTTGCTCTCACTCCACCACCCCCAATAATTGCCGTCCGTTTCCGGCATCCGTTCGCTTACCGGAATCCATCCATTTGAATTCACTGGGATACCGGTAGGAGCGGCTGCATTACGCAGAGCGTCTTCCAGATTTGTGACATGCTCAGAGATGGCAATCTCATCAGGTCCGAACTCATACAGAGCATCCAGCAGCGCGCGTGCAGAGCCAAATAGGCCAGAGAATGAACCATCCGGAATTACCGGAAACTTCAGCCTGCCAACCAGGGGGCCATCAGGGCCGCTGTTGTCAGCCAGCATTGCCGGAGCGGCCTGTTTCAGCAGCTCAACTGCATCCGCGATGCGTTGCTCTGCCCCGGGAATTACCGGAGAGTTGCCAGCCTGGAGGTCCTGCACATTTTCGCCGCTCCTGCAGTTATTCGAAGCTCCTGCACTTTTTGGGAGCTCCTGCAGCATGGCGGCGCGACAGTGATTCCACCCCATTTTGTACGCCTGACCGATAGTTGTTACTGCATCTGCGCTCTCTAGAGCAGAAATAGCCTCCCGAACGCTGATGGACTTCGGCACTACCGGCGCTGGCTGCGCGTGGCGATAGACCGGCAGCGGCTCGTTCAGACGATCAGCATATTGAGGTTCGTAAATCATCCCGCGATGGTCACCATCAGTGAAACCATAGGGCTCGCTGTCCATTGCGGCCAGCGCCATGCGCGCCAATTCTTCAATTTCAGCGTGAGACGGCGGCAGTGTCATTGCACGATGGAAGTTCGCTATTAGCTCTATACGCTCTCTGGTTATGGTTGATTTGGTCATTGGTTGGCTCCCCTTCCAAGTTCTGCGCAAATAAATCCTGCTATAATTGCGCCGCAGTGCCCGCAAATAAGCACCCAAGTGGGTACGTCAATCTTTGCCGCTACCATGCTTATCGGTGTAGCTCCCAAGCCGATGAATACGATAGTGAGATAAATTTTCCAGCGCTCTGCCATCACTCAGCCTCCCACTCGATGCCAGCGGCGGTCAGCATCTCTTCAATTTCCCAGCGTGCATAAACCGGATAGCGTTCGGAACCATCGCAGCAGCGGTCTTTCTCGCTGTGAGATACCGCTACATCATCCCAGTAATCATCTGGCGCATGACCTGCCTGAATCCAGATTAAGTGAGCGTGTGGCTTTGGCAGCTTCACGGTGACAGTGCTGCATAGCATCTGTTCAAGCAAATTCATGCGGCTATTTTTGACAAAATACCCAACAACTTCGCCATCTTCAGTAATCGCCTCGTTGGTAATTTCGGCAAACATCTCTTTTCTGCTAATCATCAGAAACCTCCACGCCTGCCGCGCGAATAGCGGCGATTACGTCAGATTTTTCGTAGCACTCAGTAACTCCAGCCCAAAGGCGGGTCGTTGGTAACGTCACGGTGACGGTGCTGGACTCCAGCTCGGCGATGCGCTGGCGCAGTGCGGCAATCTCCATCTCTGCAGCATCGGCATAATGGACGTTTTCATGCTCCAGAGGCGGCAGGTCTGGCGCTGTCACACCAAACAGCGACGCCAGTGCTCGATAGTTCAGCTCGCTGTGATAGCGGCCTTTGCAGCGAACCAACTTCTCGGCTGCTGCACGGATAGGTTCAATATCGTCGATATGCGCTTTGAGCTTATCAGCGCGGAACCGCTCGTTATCAAAGCTGGTACGCCAGTTGTCCCGCTCCTGCTGAGCCGCCTCCAGTTCACCGCGACGAATAGACAGAGACTCATCCTGATTCAGGATAATTTGCTCCTGGCGCGCAATGTGCTGCTGCGCCTTCTCCAGCGCCTCTACCAGCTCAGCACCAGCCGCTTTCCATGCTTCCCACATTCCATCAAGTTCGGATTCGTCATCGTCAACCTTATAGCCTTCGCCTTCGCGCCAGCACTCCCAGCCAAAGCGAGGAGGATTGCCGTTATGCTGAGTGCGCTCCCACCACGCTTCGAATTTCTCTCTCTGCTCCAGTTCGGTGATATCAGTCATGCTGCACGCTCCTTGCTGGTTTTTCCCTCTACGACTGCATCGAAGCCTGAAGGGGTTAAATTCACGCTGTAATACAGGCCATCAAATTTTCTGCACGCTGGATTGCGCCAATTCACAAGCCCCTCACGAAAAAGCACTGGTATAGAGGGGCAATTAACGCGGTGGGAGATTTTATCTTGCTCACCTTTTTGTTTGTCGCCGCGCATGAAATACCGCGCGCCGTTATACATACGGCGAAGCGTGAAGATTTGAGCGTCAGTTAGTTTTAGGCGCTTGCTCATTTGTCGGCCCCCTCGCGCAGCGCTAATGCTTTCTTTTCATCAACGCTCCATGCAGTAGCCAGCGCATGAGTGACCTGATTAAACGAGTGCTTAACTTTCACAGAGAAAGTTTTCCCATCAGGTGAAACAGTTTCAATGGTTGTCAGCTCGCCACCGCTTTCGAAATCGGGGTAAAACTGAGATACCAGGTTGCTCTCGACAATCACAGAGTCGTCAGGAGTGTTCATTTTTAGCTTCATGCTTTATCTCCCTCGCGCAGTTTCTCTCTGAACATACGACCACCTACGATAAATCCTCTGAGGCGAATTGATGTCGCATCAAATTGATCACCGCCATTGGCGATATGAGCATCAAGTTCAGCGCTGTAATGGCTGATAAAAGCGTTAAGGCCATCAGCCTTAATCCCGGCATAGATGCGATCGGTGGCGGGAGTTTTGATGCGGATGCTTTCACGGAGGATGAAGTAAGAGTTGAGCATCCCAGTCTCTGGCATTTCCTCCGCATTAAATGCATCGATCGCAGCGTCCATTGCTGGTCCAAGAGGTTGAGGGTGAGCAGTACGAATGACGCATAAATCCGCCACGATTTGGTTTATTGCCTCCACCAGATCGGATGGGGAAACATCGTCTGCATCTGGATTAAATCCGAGAACAGAGCGCACAGCGCGAGATTCAGCCATCCTCTGGTCGGCATGACCTGCAGACATCGAATATCGCGCATTCTCCGCAGCCAGTTGCTTAAACTCTTTCGCCAGCTTCAGGAACTTCTGCTCTCTGATCGACAGCTCTCCTGCACTCTCCAGGGAGGCTATGAGCTCGTTTACCGTTTCAATGTTCATTTTCTTACTCCCGCCAGGCACTGGTTAAACAGGTCGGTCAGCTTGTTGGCGCCGCAATGGCGATTGCTAAACAGAAAATCCGCCGACGTGCTTTCGGTTACGGTTGTCTGCTCAGCAAGGGTGTAGCGATAGCCTTTGCGCTCACCTGCTCGCAAAACCCGGCCGTCGTTGAACGTGGCCCAAATGGCTGAGTTGACGACAGAAGGATCAAGGCCTGTACCGGTGCGAATCTCTGAAAAAGTGCAACCAGGATTGCTGCCGATAAAATTGATGACGATTTGAGTGCCGGATATACGTTTCATCATTGCCACCTGTGCTCAATAAGCGCCTGTCCACTGCGGATAAGTTTGGCTTTATCCTTCTCACCAATCAGGAAAGGCATCGGTTCACGCTGGAAGCCGGCGCGCATGTTCTGCGCATCATCCATACCGATCATCACCGTTTCGCATTTGCTGACGCCTGTAATCAGGTAAGAGCGGTAGCGCTTTTCGAACTCGCGAGCCCGGAACGGAATTTCCTCTTCGCTCATCCCGGCGAACTCAATCCACCCGCCCATATCAGCAATCACCGCATGGATAGTCGGATCGTCGAACACAACGCTATTGCGGCGCCCGTAGCTGCAGATAGCCTTGTAGGCTTTCGACCAGGCCATCAGAGCTTTGCCGTCTTTGTTGCCTTCAATGTGCCGAAGGAGATCCGCAGGCTTAGGGAAAAACTGACCGTTGTCGGTATCGCGGGTATGCCCCTGGAAAGAACGCATAACATCCTCAACCGGGTAAGGCTTCAGGGCATTCCAGTAAATCCCGATCATCACTTCGGAGATATCCTTCCCGTAAATCTCCCCGATCGCCGCCATGGACTGGGCAAATTTTGGTTTTTCAGTGTCGTTCATCAGAAAAGTTCTCCTGAATCAGTGCCGCCAGCCCAGCGCTGGAGAGTTTCAAGGTTGCGAGCCGTTGTTGCTGAGTACTGCCCCTTCGCGATAGCCATGGCATGTGCATCACCAGACAAGTCACGAAGCTTTTCGACCTGAGCCGCGTCACGCAGAAGCGTCTCAATGCCGTCATAGAGTTTTCTGGAAGGATTCTTGCCCATGAGCCACGGATCGCCTTTTGCGCCCGTTATGGCCCGGCATAGCTCGTCTACAGTGAAGCCTTCAGCCAGGCGAGCTTTGATGCGCTTACGTCGCTTGTCGTCCAGCTTTGCAGACGGGTGGTCATGCTCTTGCTGCCAGTGAGTGAAAACCAGTCTTACAGGGTCAACCTTTGGATCTTCCCTAAGAGACTCTGCGCCAGCTGGTTTTTCACACTCGTCCCCAGCGGGGACTATAGGGGTTAGATCTGTTTTTATATTTGTCTTTGAAAGAATGTCTTTGGTGTTCCCTGTTTCCGGGGATAGATCTCCCTGTTTTTGGGGATGGTTATCCCTGTTTTCAGGGATAGTTGGAGCGGTTATTCTGCTATCCCTAATTTCAGGGATATTGATAACCTGAGTTACAACTTCAGCGACCGGAAAACTAACCGGACATTTGGAGCATTTTGGTTTGGTATAAGCCCATGCATCCAGACAGGTATTGATCCCGATGTAGCGTGTTTGCCCAATCCTGCGAACCTTGATGATGTTTCGATAAGCAAGGCTGAGAACCGCTTCAGAAGCGTGCTTAACCGCCAGCATGGTTTTGTCTGCTATGAGGCTGTTAGCGATCCGGTCTTCTTTTTTCGACCAGCCATACGTCAGGCGAACAATTGCATTCAGCACGCGAAATTCGCGCCCCGAGAGCTCCACTACACACAAGGCATCCTGAATCTGGTTAGCAAGGCGCAGGTAGCCATTGTCCAGATCAGCCATGCGACTCTCCTGCTGCGCCGATTGTTGCGCAGGGAATTTGATTACTTTGGCAGTGTTTGCCATACTTACTCCCGTTACTTGGCGTAACACAGTGTCCTGAAAGCCGTAGCTGCTACCAACAGCGCGGCTTTCGCCTTTTCAGAGCAGACCTGGCTGCTGCACACGCTTAACGCGCTTCTTTTCGAACTTGTCAGACGGTAATGTCTGCTTCTCTGCCCACAGCTTTGCGTGGCGTAACACATCATCAAAAATCCTCCCCTTGCGACTGGCCTGTGACATGCGCTTGTACATATCGACCGCCTGGTATGCCCCCCCCCTGAGCCACTGCCTGGGTGAATCCCTGGCGCATCAGCTCTTCGCGGACGTTCTTCTCAATGAATTCGATGTGGTTCATCAGTCCCACCCTAGCGGACCTGGACGGCACCGCTCTGCACGTAATCCGATATCTGCCAGCGTTTCTACCGACTGCAGGTAATGCCGGGAAACCACTACCGCTTCAGGCGGCACAACCTGCAGACCAAGCACGGACAACTCTTTTGCTATGTCAGCGAAATGCCCTTCCCCCTTTCTGCGACTGACTGTTGATTCACTGATACCCAATATCTCCGCGTAAGCCTTCTGCCCGATGGATGAAAGGCGGTTGAGTAAAACCCCTTCCAGCTCAATCGGGTTGAGGATCGGCGGTTCTAAGTTGCGGGCTATTGCGCTTTGCATTTGTGATATTTCCTCTGGTGTTGATTGAAAGGCCGCCGGTTAGGCGGCCGGAACGCCCTTCGGAGAAGGGAACAGCTTTGGAAGGTCTGGTCTAATTTGATGCGCCTGAACCTCCCCATTAGTTGCATTTACGATGCTGTTTACATGTTCAGGCGAAACCTTTGCCTTGTTGTGGAGCCACTTGTAAACCGCCTGCTGAGAAACATCGCAGGCTTCACCAAGCTTTTTCTGAGAGCCGACAATATTAATTGCGGTTTTAATGGTTGGGTTCATGACAACCTCCGTAGTAAATACAAACAAAGAATAAAACCTTAGTTGTATTTAGTCAACAACCATTTTCGTTTGCCGCTATAAAACCATGGTTGTAAATTGAGAAGATGAAAACGACACTTGCAGAACGATTAAGAGAAGCCAGAAAGGCTGCCGACATGACCCAGAAGACTCTGGGAGATGCTGTTGGGGTTAGTCAGGCTGCGATCCAGAAGATTGAAACTGGAAGGGCTGCTCAGACCACAAAATTGCTCGATATAGCCAAGGCTTTAAGGGTGAGGCCTGAGTGGCTTTCTTCGGGAACTGGCGCCATGAGAGATGATGGTGAAGATGATAAGAAGCCATCACATATGAATCATGATGTGTTTAGGGTCGACATTTTGGATCTGGCCGTCAGTGCTGGCCCGGGCATTGTGAATCAGGAGTTCGTGGAGATTCTCCACTCCGTTGAATATGCGCCAGCGGAAGCGCGCCACATGTTCGATGGGCGCAAGGCTGAGAACATCCGGATCATCAACGTTCGCGGTGACAGCATGTCAGGAACGATTGAGCCGGGTGATCTGCTGTTCGTCGACATCAGCGTTAAGAGCTTTGACGGCGACGGGATTTACGCATTCCTGTACGACGACACTGCTCACGTCAAGCGCCTGCAGAAGATGAAGGACAAGCTGCTGGTTATCTCAGACAACAAGAGCTATGCAGCCTGGGACCCGATCGAGAAAGACGAGATGAACAGGGTGCTTGTGTTCGGCAAGGTGATCGGCAGCATGCCGCAGACGTACAGGAAGCATGGGTAAATGAGGGATTGATTATGAAAATTGGGATAGTTTTCCCAGTGGTCGTATTCATCGTCGCAGTAGCATTTATGGCCTGGTTTGTCTTTGGTGGCTATGTGACGCCGGGTAGTTGATGAGTAGTTTTGTTGATGAGAGGTCGCAGAAATGCGGCCTTTTTTTCGCAGAGCACAATGCAAGCATGTAGAATTATAAATAATGCTTGCTTGTATGATTGTACAGTGTTTATTATGCAAGCACATTTCACAAAAAGAGTGCTTACAATGTCTGAAGATAAGAAAGTTCCTGTTGGTAAAGCAAAGGGTGGTATAGCTCGAGCAAAGTCTCTTACCCCCAAGCAGAGAAGTGATCAGGCCAAAAGCGGAGCCATTGCCAGATGGGGCTATAAGGCCACTCATATGGGTAATTTTAAAGACCAATTCGGAATTGATGCCGAATGTTATGTTTTGAATGACGACTTAAAAACCCCTGTTGTCACTAAGACAGGTTTAGCTCAACTTCTTCAGATAGGTACGCTTGCTCGCGATATAGATAGGTTAATGTCTGCGCCTTTCATGAGCGATATGCGCGATCCAGAATTAGAGGAAAAATTGGAGAAACCTCTTAAATTTCAATTGGAGGCGCGATCCAATAACGCGACAATTGCCCACGGCTTTGATATCGGTGTCGTAATTGACATCGCAAAGCTTCTCGTTAAAGCAAGAGACAAGGGCGTATTACCCGCGAACAGAATTGCAGCCGCTGAAGCTGCACAAAGATTAATGAATGCTTCCGCCAAATCCGGCATTCGCGGAGTTGCATATGCGGTTTCTGGCTACGAGCCTGCTGCACAGGCGGTAATCGAAGCCTTTAAAATGTATGTGCGTGAAGAGGCTAGGGCTTGGGAAAAAGAGTTTCCAGATGAACTCTACTATGAATGGTACCGCCTTTACGAACTCAAGAAACCAGAAAAAGGTGGGCACCCAGGTAATTTTAGATGGTTTACCGAGCGTCACATCTACGAAACTCTAGCCAAAAGTGAAGGAAAAATACTCGATATAGCTAAAGAAAATCGTGAAGAGAATGGCAAGAGAGGAGACAAAATTCATATGTTTCTGTCAGATGTTGGAGTTAAAGCTCTTCGCCGTCATATTGGTAAAATCATTGGCATGGCATCAATGTGTGAAACAAAAGAACAATATGAAAGCGCCCTTGAGAGAGTCTTTAAATAGACCCCCAAAAAAATCCCGGCCACCGCGCCGGGTTTTTACTGCCTTCCGATCCCCCAAGAGCACCACCCGCCCGCCAGTGTAAGTCATTGATAATTTCGAAAAGATCTGCAAACAAAACCAATTACCCCGCCAGGTGGGCAGCACCCCGATCCCTACTCTTTCGGCAGGCTCAGCACATCAATAGCCAGCTCCACAACCAAATCAACATCCTCCTCCTGCCATAACACCTGAATCATTTCGATCAGCGCCTCTCTTGATGGCTCGCGCTTCTCAACCAGCAGTTGCATAACCGCTATCCCGATGACCTGCGCTATCTGTGGGTGCATCTCTGCGAAAAACTCATCCTCATTCGACATGGCGCTACCCTCTTTGGCGTTTTTTTGAGCTTACCAGCACGCTTTACAAAAATAAATAACCAATAAAAACAACCAAATAAAACCATTCCAGCCATTTAAACAACTATTGTTGTTGACTATAAAACAACTATGGTTTTAAATTAACTCATCCAAACAACACCGGCAACGCCGGGGTGAAGTCAAAACGTCCCGTTAGCCGCGATAAGGCAAAGGTGAAGAGATGACATCAGTAAGATTGACGAATGCTTTACGCGAACAAATCGCTAAAAACGCGCTGGCAAAATCAGGGGTTATCACCGCTATTGAATCCCTTGACCTTAAGCGCCAGGAAGTTGCAAGAGATGCTCGCATCGCTGCTTTTGGTGGCAAAGAAAAGGCCGACAAGGTCGATAAGCAATATGAAAAGCTTGAGAAATTAGAGGCAGAGCTTCGCAGTGCTGGCGCTTCGCTTCACATTTCCGGCAATCCGCAAAGCTCAATCAACATTGCAATTTCCGGTCGTCGTCTTGGCTGGTGCTCATACGGAAGAACCAGCGAAGGAAAAGAAATTTTTCTGGTTACTCCAAACCGTGATCTGTGTCTCTTTGGTGCCGAGCATGAAATTACCAAGCGGTTTGATTCAATTATCGACGAAGAGCAAAAGCTCAATTCCAGAAAAAAAGAAATTGAGGCGACTGTTTGGGCTGCTCTGAAATCCGTTACTACCCTGAGTCGCCTTGTAGAAGTATGGCCTGAAAGCAAAGAGCTTATACCTGAAAACGTTGACAGCGCCAAAGCTGCCCTTCCTGCGCTGAAGGTTGAGGACCTCAACCGGTTAATTGGTCTTCCAACTGAATCGGTAGAAGGCTAGCTCTTCTCTTCATGTGTTAAGGAGTGGCAAATGATCCGCGAAGAAGACAAGCCTGCATGGCGTAATTTTTGGTTAAAGGTCGTTCCGTTTTTGGTTGCAGTCCTCGTAGTTAGCATTCAGTGCTGGGGTGGAAAATGAGCAAACAAGGCATTCGTTCACTGATTTACTGCCTGCTGGTCTGCGGCGTTATCTGGGCGGCGGCGATTATCAAAATTCTGCACGTTACGGGGGTGTTCAATGGCTAACTCAATTCCTAACAGCGGACGCGCCGTGATGATGCGCAATCGCCGCACCGGCGCCGCCTGGCTTGTCAGCTTCGACTATCGCGATGGCAGCTACTGGCATGAGCCACAGGGCAATCTGCGCCACATTCGCAGGTCGTACGCATCACGCAGCATTGAGCCAAACCTGGTACCAGCCGGGACGCATTAACCCGCGCATATCAGCGCACGAATTTAACTGAGCTATCAGGCGGCTTTTATCGCGCCGGGGATTCTTACAACCAAATTTCAGGAGAGAGCTATGGCGGCTTATCACTTTCAGGACCGGATTGAAGAGCAATCCTGGAACAAGCATTACCAGCAGCTGGCGCGCGAAGAGAAAGAATCTGAGCTCGCTGATGACATGGAGAAAGGCCTCCCTCTCCGTCTGCTGGAATCACTTTGCATCGACGAACTTCAACGCCGCGGCGCCAGCAAACAGGCGATTAGCCGCGCATTCGACGATGACGTGGATTTTCAAGATCGTATGGCAGCTAACGTCCGCTACATGGTTGAAGTTATCGCCCGGCATCAACTCAACATTGAAGAGGAGCAATAATGACTACTCAACTCATCGAACAGGTATTTAGCCTGGTAAATCCACTAAAGGCTGAATTCGAGCAGGTTTGCTCAGAACCTTCTATCAATTTCAGGCGTGAATCTGAGTTCGCAATGCAGATTTTCGCCAATAACGACTACCTGGCTAAAGTCGCCATCGGCAATCCGGTTAGCACCAGAAGTGCAGTAATGAATGTTGCCGGGATAGGCGTGTCCCTTAATCCGGCTCAGAAGTTGGCTTATCTGGTGCCGCGCAAAGGGGCTATCTGTCTCGACATCAGCTACATGGGCCTGATGCACATTGCGCAGCAATCCGGGGCTATCAAGTGGTGCCAGTCGGCAATTGTCCGTAAGAACGATCAGTTCCGCCGTGAGGGACTGGATAAGCCACCGGTTCATATTTACAACGATTTCGACACCGCAGAACAGCGCGGAGACATTGTAGGTGCATACGTCGTTATCAAAAGTGACGACGGCGACTACCTGACTCACACGATGCGCATTGCTGATATCTACGCGATTCGAGACCGCTCAGAAGCATGGAAAGCCTACAAGAACAAAGGCACATCATGCCCGTGGCTCACAGACGAAGAGCAGATGATCCTCAAGACGGTTGTTAAACAGGCTGCGAAATATTGGCCACGCCGTGAGCGCCTGGACGCGGCTATAGACCACGTGAACACCGAAAGCGAAGAAGGTATTAACTTTTCCGCACAACGCCAGCCAGAACGCGATGTTACCCCGGCAGAAACAGCAATCATCAAAGAGATTAACGACGTTCTTATCGCGATGAATAAGACATGGGATGACGACCTGCTGCCCCTGTGTTCAAAAATATTCCGCCGTGACATTCGTGAATCATCAGAACTGACTCAAGAAGAGGCGGTTAAGGCTCTCGGATTTCTGAAAAATAAGGCGGCCGCATGACACCTGAAATCATCCTTGCACGCACCGGCATTGACGTTACCCGCGTTGAACAGGGCGATGAAGCCTGGCACCGCTTGCGCCTTGGCGTCATAACCGCCTCAGAAGTTCACAACGTCATTTCAAAACCGAGATCTGGCACAAAGTGGACTGACATGAAAATGTCCTATTTCCACACGCTACTCGCAGAGGTTTGCACCGGCGCGGCGCCGGAAGTTAACGCTAAGGCGCTGGCCTGGGGGAAACAGTATGAGGCCGACGCTCGCACACTGTTTGAGTTCACCACCGACGTGCAGGTAACCGAGTCGCCGATCCTCTTCCGCGACGAAGGAATGCGCACCGCCTGCTCACCTGATGGCCTGTGCAGTGATGGCCGCGGCCTTGAGCTGAAGTGCCCTTTCACCTCTCGCGACTTCATGAAATTCCGGCTTGGCGGCTTCGAGGCCATCAAATCCGCCTACATGGCCCAGGTGCAATTCAGCATGTGGGTAACCGGAAAGGATGCCTGGTATTTCGCGAATTATGACCCTCGCATGAAGCGTGAAGGCATTCACCACGTGGTTGTTGATCGCGACGACAAATACATGTCCGACTTCAACGAAATGGTGCCGGAGTTCATCGAGAAGATGGACGAATCGCTGGCGGAGATCGGCTTCACCTTCGGGGAACAGTGGAAATGAAAACTAACCACGACGGAATCACCGTTGGAAGTATCACTCTTCCCTATTCCATCAATCGCCGGGGATGGATCGCCCCAAGCGGCGACGTTATCAAAAACCCATTAAAGGCTCAGCGCCTGGCTGAGCTGATGAACAGTAAGAAGGTGGTGGCATGACTGACTACACCGGAAGCAAAACTCCAGTTGAGCAGAGAAACCTTTGGCAAACGCCGATCCCTCTGTTCGTCGCTCTGGATGCGGAATTCTGCCTGACACTGGACGCGGCAGCATCAGCTGATAACGCGCTATGCAACCGCTATATCACGGAAAAGCAGAACACGCTTGAAACGCCATGGGCTGATTACCTGAGCATTCCCGGCTACGTCTGGCTGAACCCGCCATACAGCGACATCACGCCGTTCGTGAAAAAGGCAGCCGCCGAGAGCGCCAACCAGATCGGCACGGTGATGCTGGTTCCGGCTGATACGTCCGTTGGCTGGTTCCGTGAAGCTATCGAGACGGCCAGCGAGGTGCGTTTCATCGTTGGCGGTCGCCTGGCTTTTATCAATCCGGTATCCGGTAAGCCTGTTAGCGGCAACAACAAAGGGTCAATGCTGGTTATCTGGCATCCCTACCCGCGCACTCACTGCCAGTTCACGACCGTTGAGCGTGATGCTCTGCTTAGTTTCGGCGCCTGATTGATAGCCAAACGGGAGGCAGCATGACACCAGAAGAAAAGAAAAACGCGCTTAGAAGTATCGCACGCAGAGCAAACGATGAGGTTAAGGCGAAAAGGAAGTCATCCCCCGCTTTAAGCTGCGACGAAATATCACGGCCGATCCTTAACGGATGCATGCCACTGGTAAAGCAGCTTGGCTTAACCCCAAGTCACCTCTACGTCGAAATAGGCATTTTAAACGGGATTATTAAGGAGCGCTGATATGCCAGAAATCATCGATCAGGCCAACGAACTCGAAGAGCTGCAGCGTGAAGCCGCTATAGCGAAGTATCGCATCGACCATAACGCAGTTTCGGCTACTCATTGTGTGGAATGCGGGGATCCGATACCGGCGCGGCGCCGGGAGGTGGTGGCGGGATGTCAGCGCTGCGCTGACTGTCAGGAAGAGAGTGAAGTACGCGGAAAGCATCGGAGGTGACAGGTGTTCAAGCTTATTCAGCGCGGCCAGATATTCGCAGATAGCCACGGATGGCCGGTGCTAATCCACAGTAGCGACAGTCAGACGGTGCGCTACTGGCGCCAGGGTCGGATCAACACGGCAAGCATCGACCGATTTAATAACGATTTCGAGCCGCTCACTCGCGAAGAGGCGCACCAGATACGCGCTGAACTGGAGCAGAGCGAGCACATTAAGAAGCTGCGCGCCCAACGTGCAGCCTGATTCAGGAGGTTATATGAGCGACGTAATTCAACTGGTGCCTAACAAGTGGGTCACAGAAAAGAAACTCACAGAAATTACCGGTCTTCGTTCTGGAACAATCGAAAGGGCAAGAAAGAACTCCTGGTTCGTGGGTCGGGAATATATGCATGTTTCACCTGATGGCGATCCAAACCCTAACAGCCAGTGCATGTATAACCTGGAAGCGATTAATCAATGGATAGAACGCCAGTCGTCGAAACAGCCAGGTGCTCATTCATGCTGAAAGCGATATTCTTAACATGCTCTTGGGCGCTGGGGAGGAAGAATGGCTAAACCGTCATATCCAACTGGCGTTGAGAACCATGGCGGATCGCTTCGCATATGGTTCATTTATCAGGGTGTCAGGGTTAGGGAAAACCTTGGCGTTCCTGACACACCAAAAAACAGAAAGACGGCTGGCGAGCTAAGAAGCTCAGTATGTTTCGCAATCAAAATGGGAAACTTCAACTATGCCAGCCAGTTTCCTGAGTCTCAAAACTTGAAAAAATTCGGGGTTGAGAAAAAGGAAATAACAGTAAAGGAAATTGCTGAGAAATGGCTTGAGCTCAAGCGGATTGAGATGAGCAGCAACGGATTTGTTGGCTATGAGTCCATTGTAAAAAACATGGTGCCACGGATCGGCGGGGACAGGTTCATTTCCTCAGTTAACAGAGAGGATTTGCTGCTGATAAGAAAGGAGCTTCTGACCGGGTGGAAGGTGCCTAAAAAAGGACATAAGCCATCAAAAGGAAGAACGGTACCCACCGTTAACAACTACATGACCACTATTTCAGGAATGTTCAGTTTTGCTGTAGCGAGTGGGTACACGGCAGAAAACCCGTTTAACGGTATATCAGCTTTAACAAGAAGTCGTCCAGACCCCGACCCTCTTTCGAGAGATGAGTTTCTTCGACTGCTTGATAGTTGTAAGCATACGCAGATCAGGAATATCTGGGCCCTTGCAGTATACACCGGCATTCGTCATGGGGAGCTGGTTTCACTGGCCTGGGAGGATATCGACCTGAAAGCGGGAACGATGATGATTAGGAGGAACTTCACGCCCACCAATGAATTTACTATGCCAAAAACTAAAGCGGGTACAAACAGGGTTGTTTTCCTGATTGAACCTGCAATAGAAGCACTCCGCAGCCAGGCAGAGATGACAAGGTTTGGCAAGCAGCATGAAGTAGAAGTAAACCTACGGGAGTATGGGAGAAAGGAAAAGCACGAATGTACGTTTGTGTTTGATCCGCGACTAACCGGGCGAAACTACCTTGCAGGAGACCATTATGCAGTCGGATCGATAAAGAAAATTTGGGATGCTCATATTAAGCGGGCCGGTCTGAGACACCGAAACGCTTATCAGACGAGACACACTTACGCTTGCTGGTCGCTGTCAGCTGGAGCAAACCCTAACTTCATCGCCACGCAAATGGGCCATGCCGATGCACAGATGGTTTACAAGGTTTATGGGAAATGGATGGCAGAGAAAAACACGGAACAGGTGGCGCTTTTGAACCAGAAACTATCTGATTTTGCCCCATCCCTGCCCCACTATGAAGTGATGAATGGATAA